GATTGATACTATACGAGATTTAAATGTTTCTATGACTTATGTTAATAAACCTTTTATAGAAATGTTTTTTAAAGAAGTATATCCGTTATATGTTAAAAAATATTCATACTTAAAACAAATAGCTAAACATTATATATTAGAAGTTAAAATACAGAAAACCAAAGTTGGTGAGGGTTATCATACTTGGCATTGTGAAAACGCTGAGATGAAATCAAGAAATAGAATATTGGCATTTATGGTTTATCTTAATGATGTTACAGAGGGTGGAGAGACAGAATTTTTATATCAAAAGTGTAGATTCAAATCAGAAAGAAATACACTATTAGTTTGGCCTGCACAATTCACACACGTTCATAGAGGCAACCCTCCTCTATCGAATGATAAATATATAATAACGGGATGGGTAGAATACGGATATTAATATGATAACAGAACCAAGATGGAAATCTTACATAGTAGAAACAACCACACCTATTTTTACACCTGAACAATGCAAGATGATTATTCAAGCTGGACGTGCGGAGCCAAGAAACGATGCAAGTGTTGGTAGTAATAAAGGAATTAAAGGTGGGGTAATAGATACCAAAACCAGAACCTCACATATCAGTTGGATTCCATTTAAAAAGATGGAACCCATGTATAAAAACATAGAAAAAATCATGAAACAAACAAATGGTAATCATTTTGGTTTTGACGGAATGCAGATAACCGAAATGGCACAATACACAGAGTATCCAGAGGGTGGTTTCTATGAGTGGCATGTAGATAATGATGTTAATTGTCAAAACGAACCACCTGTTAGAAAAATATCTATGACATGTCTATTATCTCCTGAGAATGAATTTGAGGGTGGAGATCTAGAATTAATGGCTGAAGGTAAGATCGCAAAGATAAAACAAGGACACGCTGTGTTCTTTGCATCTTTTATAAGACACAGAGTAAAGCCAGTGATCCGTGGTAACAGAAAATCTTTGGTCATGTGGTTTGGAGGCACACCATTTAAATGATTAAAGCTGCATACTTTCCAACAATCATATATGCAAAAGATGTTAATCTAGATAACAGACTTTTTGAGAGAGAAGTTGTTGAGTGGTCTAAAAAAGATGGTGGTGTAAAAAGAACAAATATGAATGGTTGGCACAGCACAACCAACATGCATGAGATACCAGTATTTAAACCACTGGTCGATGAATTATTTAAAATGCAGAATGAGATATTTCAAGAAGAGTGGTTGGAGAGCGAGGCTCTTATGGGTAATATGTGGGCTAACATAAATCCACCAGGTGGATACAATAGACCACACGTTCATCCCAACAGTCATTTTAGTGGGGTATATTATATCAAAGCTTCTAAGAACTCTGGACAGATAGTATTTAACGAACCAAGAGCAACAGCACATATGGTTATGCCAAGAAGAAAAGAAGGGACACCTCCTTCACATCTATGGAGAGAGGTTCGCGTAGATCCATTGGAGGGTAGAATAATAATATTTCCTGCGTGGCTATGGCATTGTGTTGAACCAAACGAGAGTGATGATATAAGGATATCGGTATCATTTAATTTTTTACAGAAAGGATTTAATGTTTAAGGATCATAAATATCAGGTAATCAAAAAAGCACTATCATATGAGATGGCTAATTTTATATTAAATTATTTCTTACTTAAAAGAGATGCAACAAGATTCATGTATGAGAGAAACATACACTCACAGTCCTCGATACTCGGAACATGGGCTGATCAACAGATACCTAATACCTATTCCTGTTATGGTGACTTTGTGATGGATACATTATTGGTTAAGATGTTGCCCGTAATGAAACAACATACAGGATTAGATCTTATACCGACTTACTCTTACGCCAGAGCATATAAGAGAGGAGATGAGTTACGAAGACACAAAGATAGACCTAGCTGTGAGATATCCACGACTCTAAACCTAGGTGGAGATCCATGGCCTATATTTATCGACGGTACGGGGTCTGACAACGTCATAGACGAGTATAAAAAGATAATTAAGCCCAATGCCCCAAAAGGCACAAAAGTCTTGCTTGAAGTGGGCGATATGCTGGTGTATAGTGGTTGCGAACTCGAACATTGGCGAGAGCCTTTTGACGGGAACATTTGTGGCCAGGTATTCTTACATTATAACCATGTAAACGGCCCATTTGCTGATAAAAACAAGTTTGACGGCAGACCTATGCTAGGTCTACCATCATTTGTAAAATAGTATTATAATGGAGTCGTATGCTACAAAAGATAGGTTTTCAACCAGGAATCAACAAACAGATCACGGCCACTGGAGCAGAGCAACAGTGGATAGATTGTGATAATGTTCGTTTTAGATATGGCACACCTGAAAAGATAGGTGGTTGGAAACAACTGGGTGACGATAAACTGACAGGTGCCGGCAGAGGTCTTCATCATTTCGTAAACAGTAAAGCCAGAAAATATGCTATCATCGGCACAAATAGAATCTTATATGCATTCTCTGGTGGTGTCTTCTATGATATACATCCAATTAAATCCACAACAACTCTCACAAGTGCATTCACCACGACCAACGGATCACAAACTGTTACAATAACTTTCAGTGGAGATCATGGTATAGGAGAACAGGATATAGTATTATTAGATAACTTTTCATCTATTACTAATTCTAATTTTGGTTCCTCTGATTTCGATGATAAAAAATTTATGGTAACAACCGTGCCATCAAGCACGACGATTACTATCACAATGCCATCAGCAGAATCAGGATCTGGTGCAACAACATCAGGTGGTATCAGAGTACAACATTATTATCCTGTCGGACCAGCCGTGCAAGCAAAAGGTTTTGGTTGGTCTCTTGGAACTTTTGGTGGTGAGGTTGCAGGAGAACCCACAACAACTATTACTGGTGCTATAAATTCTTCAACTACAACTGGCATAATATTAGCTGATGTATCACAGTTTCCAGACACAGGTACAAACTTTATAAAGATAGGAACAGAGGAGATATCCTACACAGGTATAAGCACCTCTAATGAATTAACAGGTGTCACAAGAGAGGTTAGAGGGACGACCGCTGCATCACACGGTGCAGGAGATACCGTCACCAGCACAACAAACTTTGTGGCATGGGGTGAGGCAGCATCAGGTGACTTGGTATTAGAACCTGGTATGTGGTCACTAGATAATTTTGGTGATAAAGCCATATGTCTTATACACGACAGTGCGGTGTTTGAATGGAATTCTGCAGCGGCAGGCGCAGAGAATATCAGAGCAACAATTATATCGGGCGCACCTACAGCATCAAGACACATGTTGGTTTCTACACCGGACAGACACTTGGTATTTTATGGAACGGAGACAACTATCGGAGATACATCCACACAGGATGATATGTTCATTAGATTTTCAGATCAGGAGGATATAAACACATATACACCTACAGCAACAAATACGGCTGGCACACAGAGATTGGCTGACGGATCACAGATCAGAGGAGCTATCAGAGGTCGTGATGCGATTTATGTTTGGACTGATACGGCTTTATTTACACAACGTTTTGTTGGTCAACCGTTTACTTTTGCATTTGCACAGGTTGGAACTAACTGTGGACTTGCAGGACAGAATGCATGTGTCGAGGTTGATGGTGCTGCTTATTGGATGTCTGACAATGGTTTTTTTAGATATGC